TTCCCCGGAGGGAGCCGCCTGCGGTTTGGCTACTGCGACAGCGACGGCGACGTGCTGCGCTATCAGGGCCAGGAGTATGACCTTATTTTTATGGACGAGGCCACCCAGTTCAGCGAGTACCAATTCAGCGTACTGACCGCCTGCCTGCGTGGGGCAAACCACTTCCCTAAGCGAATGTACCTGACCTGTAACCCCGGGGGCGTGGGGCATCAGTGGGTGAAGCGATTGTTTGTGGACCGACAGTTCCGCCCCGGAGAGCGTCCGGAGGACTATACCTTTATTCCGGCCAGGGTGTATGACAACCGTGTGCTGATGGAACGGGACCCGGGCTATGCCGCCATGCTGGAAAACCTGGACCCTGACCTGCGCCGTGCCTGGCTGGAGGGGGACTGGGACCTGAAGGCGGGGCAGTATTTTGCCAACTTTCGGCGGGAAAGCCATGTGGTGCGGCCCTTTGCCATACCCGGCCACTGGCGGCGTTATATCACACTGGACTACGGTTTGGACATGCTGGCCTGCTATTGGATCGCCCTGGACGAGAGGGGCAGGGCCTATGTTTACCGGGAGCTTTACCGCCCCGATTTGATCATCAGCGAGGCGGCGGGACTGATCAGAGAAATGACCCCGCCGGGGGAACAGATCTACGCCAGACTGGCGCCCCCCGACCTTTGGAACCGCCGCCAGGATACCGGCCGCAGCGTGGCCGAGGTTTTTGGGCGGGAGGGACTGCCCCTGACCAAGGCCGGCAACGACCGGGTGATGGGCTGGTATGACCTGCAGGAATGGCTGAAGGTGCGGGAAACAGGAGGACAGAAACTGCCTGGGTTACAGATATTTGATTGCTGTTCCAACCTGATACGCACCCTGCCGGCCCTGCAAAGGGACCTGCATGACCCCAACGACTGCGCCGTTACCCCCCACGAGCTGACCCACGCCCCCGACGCCATACGCTACTTTGTGGCAGGCAGACCCTGCCCCGGGGCCGCACCGGGAAGAAAGGAATATCACTTTGGAATGCAAAGGCCCAAGGCCGACCCTGTGGGAAGGGGCGAACGATGCCGGGTGTTGTAGGAAAGGAGAAACAAAAATGGAAGTTTGTTTTATTGTTGCCGCGGTGGTGCTGCCGGTGCTGGCGGTGGGGGCCTACCGCCTGGGGCTGCGTGACGGGCTTTGGCAGGCGGGCCGCAGCCTGCCCGGCCCCGGGGGCAAGCCCAAAAAGACCCCAGCCCGCAGCAAGCCGCTGGCCCAGCGGGTGGAAGAATTTTGAGCCAAGGAGGAAAACCCATGGAAAAACACAAGAGCCGCCGGCAGGAGGAAACGGCCCTGGCCAACCGTATCTGGCAGATGTACCAGATGGGGCTGCAGCACCACCGACGGCACAATCTGTATGACCGCAGCCAGCGCTGCCACCGATTCTATGAAGGGGACCAGTGGTATGCCGAAGGGGGCGGCCTGGAGGAAGAAAACCTTCCCATCTATAACTTTATTGAGCCTGTGGTCAACTATAAGGTGGCCACCGTTGCCATGCAGAGCATGGACATCCACTACAGCGACATGGGCGGCCAGGTGACGGCAGCCCAGTGCAAGGCGCTGGATGACTATGCCGCACGCATGTGGGAAAGCAGAAAGATGACCGCCCAGCTTTGGGATATGGTGCGGGAGGCCTGTGTTACCGGCGACAGCTATCTGTATTTTTATGACGCGGAGCTGCACCACCAACTGGTGGACGGCACGGCGGTCTTTTTGGCCGACGAGGAGGAACCCGACCTGCAGAAGCAGCAGTACATCCTGCTGATGGAACGCCTGCCGGTGGAAACGGTGCGCCGCGAGGCCCTGCGCAACGGTATGACCCAGCAGGAGGCCGAAGAGATTGTGGCCGACAACGACAGCCCCTGGTGGAGTGTGGAACAAAGCCAGAAGAGCAGCGACCGGGGCAAATGCACCAGCCTGCTGTTTATGGAAAAAACCGAGGAAGGGGTGCGGTTTTGCCGCTGCACCCGCAACGCCGTCTATCTGCCCATGCAGACCATTGGGGGGATGAAGCTTTACCCCATGGTGAGCCTGGTGTGGAAGCGCAAATATCACAGCGCCCGCGGCAGGGGCGAGGTGTTCCACCTGATTCCCAACCAGATCGAGGTGAACAAGACCCTGTTCCGCCGGTTGCAGGCCATGAAGGCGGCAGCCTTCCCCAAGCCTGTGTATGTGGAGGGAATGGTGGAAAACCCCGAAGAGGTGACCGCCATCGGTTCCCCCATCAAGGTGAGGGAGGGTACGGTGCACAAGGTGAACGAGGTGTTTACCTATCTTTCGCCCACCCATATTTCGGCCGATGCGGCCCTGCTGCAGAATGAGCTGATCAGCCAGACCCGTGGGCTGGCCGCCGCCGGTGACGCCGCCCTGGGCGACATCAACCCCGAGGCTGCCTCGGGTGCGGCCATTGTGGCGGTGCGGGAAGCCCAGGCCGTTCCCCTGAACGAGCAGAGTGCCGCCTTCCGCCAGGTGGTGGAGGACATCGCCCTGGTGTGGCTGGACATGCTGGCAGTTTATTACCCCGCCAACCTGACCGCCGAGGAAAGACGCAAAATGCCCGAAAAGGCCCTGCTGACAGGTTTGCGTTTGGCCGCGCGGGTGGATGTTTCGCCCGTGGATCCTTACAGCCGCTATGCCCGCGAACAGGCGGTGCGTTCCGCCCTGAACGAAAGGCACATCACCTTTGAGGAATATGTGGCGGCGCTGGATGAGCGCAGCAATGTGCCCAAGCGGAAGTTTGAGGAAATTTTGAAGCGCCGGAATGAAGCCCTGGAGCTGCAGGCCGCCGCAAAACTGTTGACCGACCAGATAGAGGAAGGAGAAGAAGGATGAAAGAGTATTTGAATGCTTTGGACGAAGCACAGGTGCCGGTCGTGGAGGCACCCATGGCGGAGGCCGTTTTAGCTGTAGAAGAGATGGATGCCCAACAGGCAGACATTTTGGGAAAGGCCGCGCTTTCCCGCAAGGCAGCCGCCCAAAGTCCGGAAGAAAACGCCCGTTTTGCCCAATTGCGGCGCTGCCGCCGCCAGTTGGAACAGCTGCTGGAGGAGGTAAGGCAGCTTACCGGAAAGCAGTGGGTGCTGGCCGAAGAACAGCCCGACCCCCAGCTGAGCCGGCTGGAAAGGGAGCGTTGTTTGCTGGAAGATCCGGACTATCTGGAGGAACGCCGAAAGGCGCTGCGCTACCGCCGTCTGGCACACCTGCGTGTGCTGGAGGAGGACCTGCGCCGCATCCGCCAGCAGTTCCCCCAGGTGAAGATCGGGTGTTTGGGTGATTTGGGCGAGGACTTTTTGATTTTGAGAGAAAACGGAGTTTCGCCCACCGCCGCCTGCGCCGCCGTGCTGGGGGCCAGACAGGAGGTTTGCCACGCACCCGAAATGGGCCTGATGCACCACCGCCAGGAAGGCCCCAAGGAATACTACACCCCCGGAGAGGTGGACCGTTTGACCGAACAGGAGCTGCGGGACCCGGGTGTGATGGCCGCCGTGCGCTATTCCATGACCAAGTGGAAGCGCCGCTGAAAACCAACAGAAACGAAAAGGAGAGAGTAAATTATGGCATACGAAAACTTTAAGCCCCTTGTTTGGAGCGCCAAGATCCAGATGGAAATGCCCAAGTTCACCGTGTTTGAAAACGAGTGCAACTATCAGTTCCTGGGTGATGTAAAGAAGGGCCGTTCGGTAAAGATCATCGGCATCGGCCGCCCCACCATTGGCGACTATACCGGCCAGTCCATCGGCGAGCCCGAAACCGTTCCCGATACCGCCATCCTGATGAACATCGACCAGGCCAAGTACTTTAACTTTATGGTGGATGACGTGGACGCCGCCCAGAGCTGCGACGGCCAGATGGAAGCCCTGCTGGAGGGCAGCATCCGTGCCCTGGCCGAAGAACGCGACAAGTATATTGCCCAGATGTGCGCCCTGGATGCCGGCGCTACCTCGGCCTCGCTGGCCATCACCGACAAGGCCTCTGTTAAGAATGCGGTGGATGAAGCCCTGGTCAAGCTGATGAGCGAAGGTGTTTCTCTCAGCAGCGACAACGTGACCATCTTCCTTTCCCCCAAGGCATTCCTGCTGTTTGCCGACTATGTGATGGACACCCGCACCCAGAACGACGAAGCCCTGCAGACCGGTGTGCTGGGCCGCTATATGGGCTGCAATGTAAAGATGAGCAACAACTTTTACAACGACGGCACCGATGACTATCTGATTGTAAAGACCGACAAGGCGGTTGCCTTTGCCAGCGGCCTGGACCAGATGGAAGCCTATCGTCCCCAGAACCTGTTCAGCGACGCTGTGCGCGGCCTGAATACCTTTGGCGGCCGTGTGGTACGTCCCAAGGAGCTGTACATCATCAAGGCACATTACGCCGACTGAGCGCAAAACCGAAAGGAGAGATAAACTATGGCAGCACTGAAACTGGACCCCAAGGTTCTTAACTACAACGAGATGACCCCCTTTAAGCTGAACACCCTCAGCTTTATTGACGACGCCGACGGTGTGCTGGTTCCCATGGAAGGGGACGGCCGCATGATGATTGTGGCCATGAACGGCACCGGCAGCGAACAGACCCTTACCCTGAAAAAGGGCACCGGCCCCATGGGCGCAGCCCAGGATAAAACCGCCGCCATTGCCAACGGCGAACTGATCTTTATGGCTGTGGAAAGCGGCCTGTACGGCCAGACCGAAGGCGAAAACCGCGGACATATCTTTTTGACCGCCTCCAGCGGTGACCTGCAGATGGGCTGCTTCCGTCTGCCCGAATAAGCGGGATAAAAAGAAAAGCGGCAGGAGGGTTCTCCTGCCGCTTTTCGGTTAAAGCTTGTTCATGGCCTGCAGCGGGTCGACCGCGGTGCCGTTTTGGTACATTTCAAGATGGATGTGAGACTGGAGGGCCGACTCGCAGGGGATGGACCCCACCCGGCCGATGACCTGACCGGCGCTGACCCGTTCTCCTTCGGCGACCGAAAGCTTTTCGCTCAGGCCGCAGGTTTTGCTGCGCAGGCCGTTGCCGTGGTCAATCTCCACCGTCCAGCCCCACAGGGGGTGGTTGTGGATGGCAGAAACGGTGCCGGTCTGCACCGCCACAACGTCGGTGCCCTGTTGGGCGGCAAAATCGGCCCCGTCGTGGGTGCGCCAGTCCTTCAGGGTTTCGCTTTTGACCAGCTTGCCCTCAGAAAAGCGGTTGAACACCGCCCCCTGCACCGGCAGCACGAAGGCCGAGCCGGACCGCACCGGAGATGCGGCGGGCTGCGAGGATGCTTCTGCGGGCTTTGAGGATTCTTCGGGCAAGGAGGGCGAGCTGGAAGAAGGTGACGGCGAAGACGAGGGCTTGGGCTGCTCGTCTACAATTTCCTGCACGGGCGTCTGGGGTGTTTCCCACACAAATTCCTCCTCGACGATGACTTCGTTTTGCTGGGGCTGCGAGATGAGCCGGTTTTGCTCTTCCAGACCGCTGAGGGTGCGGTCGGCGGCGATCCAGGCGGTGGCGCCTGCCCCCACAAGGCAGAGGGCCAGCACAGCGTAAAAGCCCTTGCCTGCAAAAAAATTGGCGAATTTATGGCTGTCAAAACTGCTTTGTTTCATAATGATCTGCCTTTCTGGCCCCGGGGTATCGGGCGGTCGGCTTCCGGTGGGGCCAGCGGATAGTCCGGGCAGGCAAAAAACTGCCTGTCGGGATTAGTTTGCACCCCCCTGGGGCGGATTATGCAGTGGGGGCTTTTTTTTGAAGCAGCTCAGCAGTTCCCGCACCGAAAGCACCAGCAGCAGACCCCCAAATAAACGGGAGAGCCACTGTTGGGGGACCAGGCCGGCGGCCCAACAGCCCAGCAGAGCCCCAACGCAGCCGGCCACCAGCATGGGCAGGGCTGTCTTCCAGTTGACCAGACCGTGGCGGTGGTGCAGCACCAGCGAAATTCCGCCGGTGAGGGGGAAGAACAGCAGATTGATGCCTGAAGCGGCCAGACGCCCCACCCCCTGCAGGGTAAGGCAGATGAGCATGACACAGCCGCTGCCAAAGCCCAGCGCCGCTGTGACGGCCGAGGCCGCCCCGATGAGGAAGGAGATCACGGCGCCACCCCCAACCACTGCAGGATGCCGGTGAACCGAAGGCCTGAATAGAGCAAAAACAGGGCAAACACCACCCGCAGCAGCCGGGGACGGATGCGCGGCAGCAGCAGACTGCCCAGCACCGCACCCACCGCCCCGCCGGGCAGATAGGGCAGAAGCTGGGAAAGGGCGACATGCCCCCGCAGCAGATAAAAGGCCCCGGAAAGCACCGCCAGGGGAACGGTGACCGCCAGCATGGTGGCGTGGCATTGGGCGGTGGGCAGCCCCCTGCGGCGCAGTACCGGCAGCAGCAGAAGCCCACCCCCGGCCCCCAACAGCCCACAGATAAGCCCTGCGGCAAAGCCGACAGCCGAGCCGGAAAGGGTTTGATTGGAACGATTCATAGACAAAGCCGCCTTTCGGCAATTTTGTTTTTAGTGTGTACCCCAAAGAGGGATTTATCCCAAAAGAAAGGAGAGAAAAGGATGACCGTGAATGAACTTTTAAGCGCAGCGGCAGCCCTGTTTTTTGAGACCGATACCTCGGCCTATGATCAGGTGGCTTTGCCCTTTGTCAATATGCTGCTGGCCGAATGTTTTGAGGCCAACAACCGCATCCTGCGCAAGGCAGGAAAGGAAGAACTGACCCGGGTGCCGGTTTTGACCGGGCTTGGCGACACCATTCCCTATGAAGAAGGGCTGGTGCGCCTGGCCATGCCCTATGGGCTGGCGGCCAAGCTGTATTTTGAAGAGCAGGACAGTCCCCGCATGAACTATTTTTTGAGCGAATATGCCGACAGGGTAAACCGCTGTGACAGATGGGTGGTGGCGCTGTGAAGGCCTTTAGTACCGGAAGCGCCGTTGCCGGGCAGCACGTTTCCACCTACACCAGCTTTGTGGGGGTGGATTTTTCCACCGACCCCATGCTGGTGGATAAAAGCCACAGCCCCTATGCCCTGAACCTGATGGCCGACGAGGGCGGTATGCCCGAAAAACGCCCCGGCTGGCGCACCCTGCAGCGGATGGAGGGCAGGATCAACGGGCTTTTCCGCTGCGAGATGGGGGACAAGGAGCACTTTTTGTGCCATGCAGGCACAAAAATTTGGAAGCTGGACATGACCGGAGGGGTGACTGCCCAGAACCTGCTGCTGCGGGATGGCCTGTGCGACGGCCCCAGCCACAGCTTTTATATGATGGGCAGGCTGTACATCCTGACAGGGAACGAGTACCTGGCCTATGACGGCGACACCCTGAGCCCGGTGGAGGGCTATGTGCCCACCCTGCAGATCAACCGCAACCCCGACGGCACCGGCGGCAGCGAGCTGGAAAAGGCCAACCTGATCTCGCCCTGGGGGATCGAGGAATTTATTGGAAACGGCAGCGGCAGGACCTTTCAGCTAAGCCGAAAGGGGCTGGATGCCGACCCGGTGGAGTGTCAGGTTTACAACAGCGCCACCGCCGCCTGGGAGACCAAAACCGAAGGGAACGATTTTACGGTGGACCGTACAGCGGGAACGGTCACCTTCAAAACAGCGCCGGCCTCTTCCGAACTGGTGAACGTAAAGATTACCGCCGCCAAAACGGTGGAGGGCAACCGCGAGAAAATAACCGGAGCCAAAAACGGCGTGGTTTACAACGACGGCACCATTTTTGTTTGCGGCAGCGTAAAGGGCATTGACTACCGCAGCGGCTACCGCCAGCCAAATTATTTTCCCGAAAACGGCTATGACCGTGTGGGCAGCGACGAAAACGACATCGTGGGCTATTGCCGCATTGGGGAATATCTGGGCATCATCAAGGAAAGCTCGGAGCAGGACAGCACCGTGTTCCTGCGCTGGCAGGAAAGCACCAAGGACGTGGAGGGCAACCTGCTGACCATGTTCCACAAAAAGCCCGGCATTGTGGGCATCGGGGCGCTTTCTTCGGCAGCCATCGGGGTGCTGGTGGATGAACCGGTATTCCTTTCCCGCCGCGGGGTGTACAGCATCACCTCCAACGCCATCACCAGCGAACGCACCGTGCAGAACCGCAGTATGTACTGCGACAACCGACTGACCAACGAGCCGGAGCTGGAAAAGGCCTGCACCGTGGAGTGGGACGGGCGTTTTTTGGTGTGTGTGAACAGCCACTGCTATGTGCTGGAAAGCCGCCGCAAAAGCTACCCCAACGGTAGCTCCAACGGCTATGTCTGCGAGTGTTATTATTGGGAAAACATTCCCGCCGTTTGCTTTTTGGCAGTGGGGGATGCCCTGTACTTTGGCTCCGCCGATGGACGCATCTGCCGCTTTAATACCGACATTGAGACGCTGGACCGCTATAACGATGACGGAGAGGCCATCACCGCTGTGTGGAGCACCTGCATGGATGATGACGGCTATCCCCACCGGCTGAAAACCATGATTCGCAGGGGATGCACCGTTACCCTGAAGCCCTTTACCCGTTCGGGCGTGGCGGTAAGCATCCGCACCGAAAAAGACACCGCCCCGCGTGAAATTTGCCGCAGCACCCTGGATATTTTCAGTTGGGAGGACATCGACTTCAGCCGGTTTACCTTTAACGCCAACGACGCCGCCCGTGACGTGGTGCTTGGGCACAGCGAAAGAAGATACAAACGATTGCAGTTTTTTGTAAAAAATGAGGCTGTGAACGAGGGCTTTGGCATCTATAAGATCGTCAAGAGCTTTATCGTGCTGGGCCTTGCAAAGAAATGAGGGAAATAACATGGCTTTGAGAGATCAGAAAATAACCGCTGAAAACATCGGCAGCAAGGGCATTTCGGCCGTTCCCGACAAACTGGTGGGCACCCCTGCCGAAAACAAGGCGCTGTTTGACCGCCTGGTGCGAGAGGTGGTGGCCGAAAAGGTGAACGCCATTGTGGATGCCCTGACCGCCGCCTCGGGCGCAGGGGAGATCGGCGCCGAGGTGGCCGGCATCGACCAGACCAATGTGCAGGGGGTGCTTTCGGTGCTGAAGGCCCTGCGTGATGCCGACCATTCGGCCCAAACAGCCACCAACGCCGGCCTGCAAAGCGACATTGGCAACCGCTATACCAAAGCCCAGGTGGATGCCATAGTGGGCAGCAAATTTAACACCACCGACGCCAACCTGCTGGTAAAAAGCATCACCTTTAACGCCGACAACGGGGTATTTACCATCACCACCCAGGGGGGCAGTGTGGCGACCATTGACACCATGCTGGGCAAGGTGCCGGCCAGCTTTGCCCTGGAGGATGACCAGCTGGTGCTGACCCTGGAGGACGGCACCAAACAGACCGCCGACCTTTCGGCCTTTGTGGATACCTACACCTTTTCTTCCAGCGAAACGGTGGAGACGGTACAAAACGGCAAGGAGCTTTCCTTTAAGGTAAAGGACAAGAGTGTGACCGCAGATAAGCTGGATGACGCCGTTACCCAAAGCCTTTCGGACTATGCGGTGCGGGCCGAAGCCGCCCGGGAAGAGGCCGAAACCGCCCGCCTGCAGGCCGAGGCAGCCCGTGATACCGCCCAAAACGCCGCGGCCGAGGCCAACACCAGCAAGCTGACGGCAGCCGACCATGCCACCGCAGCTTTGGCCAGCCAGACCGCCGCCAAAAAGAGCGAGACCTATGCCGCCACCAGCCAGATCTATGCCGCACAAAGCGCCGAAGCCGCCCAGACAGCCCAGGCTGCGGCCGAAGCAGCCGCCCTTAGCTCCAAGCAGGCGGCCGGCGGCAACTTTGCCACCCCGGCCGATGTGGAGTATGCCAAAACACAGGCTGTTGAGGAAGCGGCGGCTCTTGCGGCAGAATACACCGACACCAAGGCTGCCCAGGAAGCACAGGATGCCCTGGATCTGGCAAAGCTGGACGCCACTGCCAAGGTGCGTGACGCCAAAAACGAGATCATGGCCCAGGTGAACACCAAAGCGGGAAGATCCATCCTGCTGACCATGACCCTGAAGCAAAGCGGCTGGGTGAATGGCTGCAACGACCTGCTTATCGAAGACCTTGCCGCCGATGCCAATGTGGAAATACTGCCCGGGCTGAACATTACCGCCGGAGAACTGGAAGCCCTGCAGGCCGCCAACCTGCAGGACGGCGGGCAGCAGCTGGGGCTGATCACCCTGAAGGCCTTCGGCACCGTTCCCAGCATGGATATTCCCATCCGGGTTATCGTCAGGGGGGATAGCTGATGGCCATTATCATTCGCGTAGGCAGCAAAAAGTAAAATGAAGTTTTTGGCATAGGAGGTGAGCCGATGTGGAATGGCAGGTCGTTTTGGTTCTGGCAGAACTGATCGGGCTGTTTGTGCTGGTGGCAAAGCCGATTTTGAGGCTGAACAGCACCATGGTGGAGTTTACCACCGAACTGAAGATGCTGAGCAAGCGGGTGGACCGGGTGGAGCTGAGCAAGCGCGAAGCCCATGAACGGTTGTGGGAGCACAACGACGAGCAGGACGAGCGCATTGCCGACCACGAGACCCGCATCCGTGTGCTGGAACAAAACGAATAAAAAACGGGGTGCACAAGCATCCCGTTTGTCTTTTTGGAAGGAGGAAGGAAGTTGAACTTTAACTGGATCGTACGACTGAAAAACCCCACAGTATGGCTGCAGATGGCAGCCGCAGCCGCTGCCCAGGTGCTGGCCTATTTTGGTATGGTTGGCGCCGACTTTACCACCTGGGGCATGGTGGGGGAATATCTGGCAAAGGCGGTGCAGAACCCCTATCTGCTGGTGTGTGTGGCTGTGGCGGCGGCCGGCATTCTGAATGACCCCACCACCGCCGGGCTGGGGGATTCGGCCCGTGCCATGGGCTACACCGCGCCCTATAAAGAGGTGAAGTAAATGGAGCGGACCACCATGTATGCCCCGGAGGGCAGCAACTGCCGCCCCGGTTATACCCTGATCCCCCAATACATCACCATACACAACACCGCCAACCCCAGCAGGGGGGCCGATGCTGCCGCCCACGGCAAATATCTGCAAAACGGCGGAAAGGACCTGTATGTCAGCTACCACTATGCGGTGGATGACCACAGCGCGGTGGCCATTATTCCCGAAAACGAGGTGGCCTGGCATGCCGGGGACGGCGCCCAGGGTGTGGGCAACCGCCGCTCCTTTGCCATTGAAATTTGCGAAAACTGCGACGGCGACCTGAAAAAAGCCACCGAAAATGCCGTGGAACTGACCCGCGAGCTGATGCAGCGCCACCAAATACCCCTGGAAAATGTGGTGACCCATCAGCACTGGAACGGAAAAGCCTGCCCCAACCGTCTGCTGAAGGGAGAACCCTTTGACTGGCAGACCTTTTTGGAAAAGGTGGAGGGCAAAACCCAAAAGAAACAGGAAAGCGAAAGTATTCGTCTGCAACGCTATAAACAGGAGCGGGAACGCATTCTGCAGTGGGTGGAACAGATGAGGCAATTGCTGAAGGAGGAAGAAGCATGAGCACCAAAAAAGGTACCGTAAAAACCGTAAAGCCCAGCGGCTATACCAACAAACTGAGTTCCGACAGCTGGAGCTATCCCGACAACCAGGTGGTAATTGACATTACAGGCGAGCGTATCACCTACGGCGAGCTGAAGCAGCGCCGTGAATCGGGCTATTATGACGATTGGCAGAGCGAAACCGAAAAAGCCGCCAAAAAGAAGTCTGCCGCCGAAAAAAGAGCCGAGGCCGAGGCAGCCGCCGCGGCCGCAGCCAAAGAGCAGGCCAGAATTCAGGCCGAAAACGAAGCCTACCAGGAAATTGTGCGGGAAGCCTACCGCGACTACCTCCGCAACCTGCAGATGTTCCCCGAATACGCGTCCACCCTGGCCAGCGGCAGCATCGAGGACCTGCTGACCGAAAACGATCTGGTGTTCCAGCAGGCCGTGGAAGAAGAGGCCAGAGAGCGCAGCCGCAGATCGCAGAACCTGACCCGCCAGCTGGAGGCCATCACCGCCGCCAAGCACAAAAAATAAATAAAGCAGGCAGCAAAAATCCCCCGCTG